AACTGGCAACATCATTATTTGAACCCCCACAAGACCGGGTTGCTCTCGGGGATATACGGCATTCCGAGGAACCCCTTCCCGCTACCTGGTCGGACGTTGTTGAACTTGTTCTTGCATGTTTGTGGTGTCCCGTCGCATCCCGGGTATGCCTGCACAACGGTCGTATCATGCACCAGAGAGGCATCGAACGGGACTTGGAGGTACAACGTGTCGCCAGAGTGCAGAACAATCATACGCATATCCGAACCCGCCACAACGTACCCGCCAGTAAACCACCCGGCAGGCTTCGCCCCGAACTCCGTGGCCGACAGGCTTCCGTCTGATCCGACCGTGACGGCAGCGGTCGTCAAGTAATGCGCGGAGATGAGGCCACAGCCAGCATCGAACAAATCGTTCTGGCACATTGCCGAATAAACAAGGCGGGGTACTTCTGCATCGAGTATTGCCGATCCAGACCGGCATTCAGCCGTCGCGACATTGTCATCCAGGGAAACAGACGTGATCCTGCCAAAAAAAAGCTCGTAGGCGACATCCTCGCCTTCAAACAGCCGGGAGATGGTCACCGTAGTCGGTCGGATCGGATAATTGGGAAGATACCGTGTCAGCTCTTCAGTCGGGGGTGCAGAAATCGTCAGCGTAGTCGCTGACATCGCCGAATCCTGGCTAAAATCACTCCGCTTGATGGGAGCAGGAACGAAAACCTGCCCCGGAAACTCCACTTTCTCCCGTCCGGTCGTGTAGAGAGATTTACTATCGCCGGAGTCGATAACAAACAGCTCAACAAACGGCTTCATCACCGCGTTTTGTGCTTCGGATTCGACCGTCATAACTCCGTCTCCTCGTGTATCAGTTCGTAAAATGACATTTGCGTTTCACAAACAGCATCTGAAAGATATTCAATTTCCATCGCGTCTTTGGAAAACCGGCAAAAATACGTCTTGCCGATGAACGATCCGGCCGGGATTGTTACGCCCAATGTCTCGTTAAAGCCTATACTCATCGTGCCATCGTTTCCTGATACTGCATGCCTTATCTCTCGATCATAAATCGTTCCATCCGGTCCCATAATCCAAATGCGCTGTGGGCGCGAGGCGTCAAAGATCACGTCAAATCCGTTGTCTTCGACAGTGGCCTCGCCATCGTCCGGCAAGATGTCTTCCAAGAGCCTAAATTCGTTGTGCGGAGCGCGGAACAGAAAATCATGGGTTCGACCACGCATCGAGCAGAAAAAATCCAGAAGCGCAACCATCTCGCTGCGAGAGAACGCCTTGAATCCTGCCGATACAGTCGCCGGGGGGAGGACCCCGCGAGAATATAGGCCCGCTGCCGTGCCAGAGTACATCACAAGCTGTTGGGTCGGCTCAAACCCAAACGTTGGCTCATCACCCCAATCGGCCAGCAAAGGGAAATACGCTGGCGGGTCCGGCAGGTCCGTCAACGTCGGCTGGTCGATCCCGGGAAACTCAACGAACGATAGTGAAACAGTGCCGATACTGTCGCTCAAGGAGTCTTCTTTGATCGCCCCCAACGTCGCGATGATGCCGGGGAAAGCGACAGTCTTCCCCGCAGTCGGAACAAACGACAAATCCTTGGCAAGCCTTATCACACCAGTCTCTGTATCAACTGCCTCCGTCTCTGCTCCAACGATCTCTCCAGCCTCAAGATCGTAAATAACAATGATCTTGCACAGTCGCACAAGGTTCCAAAACAGCGCAATCTCGCTATCTGTTGTCAGCGTATTGGCTGTTGCAGACACGACATTGATCGGCTCCGCAAAAAGAGGAACAAGATACGTTTTGCCATCACCATACATCATCAGGTTGCGCATCTTCTGGATATTTCCGCCGTTCTCGGTGACAGAAAACGATGCTGTGCGAAGAGGCTTAAGCGTTAACGCCCGCCGTTGCTCATACAGCCTTGTGTTTTGCTCAACAACAGTTTCAAACGTGTAGCCAATTTTGTTCTGGCTGGCCCAATTAGGCAACAATGGGAAGATAATAACACGGCTACACGTGACAACGACGGTGATCGTCCGCACGGACGTTTGCAAGACATACGTTGCGTTTGTCTGTGCAGGCCCGGACCGGTAAACATAGAGAGTGCCTTCGCGCGTCGATAGCGGTGGCAGTACATCAAGCCCTAATTCAAACGCGGAACCTTCTGGATTCTCTGACACCAAAGAATCGACCGTTATTGCATGATCTGTCGTGTTCCAGATGTAAACAGGTTGAACTTGGTCTTGATAAACATTGCCAAACTCAAAAATTGTGGACGGCAAAAAATGAAGCTGATTGTACAGGATGTCGTAAATAGACGGGGCATCCATAGTGGAATTTGTGAACGGCAGGGCCACGGGAAACGTCAGCGACTTCCCGCCCCAGTGGGTATCCTGCTCCAACAACATGATGCCGAAGTCGTCATATCGCGGAGACTCTTTTGCCCGACCATAACTCATGGGCACAAAAAGAAGTTCAGATATCGTGTTCATACGTTGATTTCTATGGCATAGCCAAAATCGTCGTTATCGGACAGGGCCGGAAAAGACATGAACGAACGGGAACCCAGGGAGACAACCTGTTCCGGCTTAACGTAGGGCGACATGGCCAGTGCGTAGTACGGGAGACAGGCCCGGGTGGGGTAGCAATAGTGCGTATCGCCGGACATATCCTCGACAGATATAATGGGCTGGTGGAGGACGGTACGGGCCATGCCGGGATTATGGAGCAAGACTTGGGAGTAATCCACGCCATTTTGGGGACAGTGGGCCATGTAAGTATCGTAACCATTACCTATAGCCTGTGCTTCCCAACGTGGAGCGCAGCTGTTGTTCCAATAAAACGACCTCGACGCACCGAAGGCGGTTAAACGCCCAATAGACGTCCGAAAAACTTTCGGGCATCCACCTGAATAGCCCTCGTAGTCTTCTGCAGGAAGAGAGATTGCATTTGATCCCCCATACAACAATCCGAACGGCTGAATCGTACACCTGTACCGGTGACTATATATGTCCCTGGTGGGCAAAATCATCCACGGATTGAACATGGAACCTATCCCGCCACCATGCCCCCATGGCGATGCAAGCGTAAAATTCAGCTCTCCTTCGGAAGCACCAGAGACGGAATCCATGGCACCGATAACAAAGGCTGAATATCCGGCGAATGTAGTACCATTCATCATAGAATGGACAACCCGCTGAACAACAACAATAGATTGAGAACACGCAAACACAAACTGTTTTGCTGCGGGCTCCGCAATCCAATGTGCAAAATCAGCACAATTATATCCCATGGTGGTCGAATACGCATAATACCACCGCGCTCCGTCCACAAGATAGCCCGTCTTCGGAATTACCGAAAACCGCCCGGGCTGGGCATCCCAAGCGGCACTGGTGTTAAACCCCGTGTTGCAATGCCAGACCAGATATTTCTTGGAATCATCATCGATGGCAGTTCGGATTTTGAACGAAAAATACAACGACTGATTCCCGTTGCCCGTGCTGTGGATATACAGCTCTCCGCCAGAGGCAATAGCATCTTTGTCAACGGTCCACCCATTCGCAGACGCGACATTCTTGATATTCCCGAGATACGTTGCGGCGTTCGCCACACCTTCAAAAATTTGGTAGTTATGTGCGGCCATTATTCATCCTTGATCGCCATCCAGCGATACCATTCAGTGCGGTTGATATCCGGGAACACAATATAGTCACTGCCAAGCATTGATTCCGGGGAAAGAAACGTGGCCGGGCAATACTCCACCCCGTCAAGCTGACCCAGAATAGCCTTGTAGCCGTCATTGCTGTAGCAATAGATGTACAGCGGCAGCGTCATGACGGGCTCGCCTTCTTTGTAGATCGCCTGCTGGGTGCCATAGCCATAAATGGCGCTCGACGTCGTGGAATGGCCATACCCGGTTACGGTGGTCCGTGTCGGGCACATACGCCAGCGGTACGTCCAGATATTGTCAGGCCGCAGAATACACCGGCAGGCGGGACATTTGTAGCTACTCCAAGAGTCAGACGAGTCCTGCTCCGGCATCATCCGGATAAAATTGTTCCGGCTAGAACAATCTTTTTCAGAATCATACAGCGAATCCCTGGACGACCACAGCTCATTGTACGCGATATACGTCCCCCAGTTCGACTCCCACATGGAATCCGTCAAACAAACAAGCGGGTATTGATATTCATTCGGCGGCATGAATCGGTCGATCATCCCAAGATATGCGCATCCGTATTTGTCTAACGTCTTGATAACAACGATGATCCGTTGCTTGTTGGACCATATCCAGTAGTCAACCTGGCTGTTCCAGTACGGTACGAACCCCCATGTATCCCCGTATCCGGCCCGGCTCCCGAATGTTGTGTCGAAAAAATCGTGGATGTCCGGGTCAAAATACCGGTACACTCGACAACATAATCCCGCGTTAACATTGTCGCTGTGGATCTCGTTGGACAGTCCAATATAGACGTCTTCCTGCCCCGAAAGGCCGTTGTTGTACAAAACAACACGCTCTAGCGGTTCTGCATCCTGCCTGTAGTCTTTTACAATCGTCCAATCCTGCCCGGCTCCAGCGCCGGAAGTCAGCCAGGAAACGACCTTTGAGAAGAGGTCCGATGCGTCGGTTGCAGTTAGCTTTCCAGTTTTTGCCATGTCATTACCTGTCAAGTATTGTGTTAATTTGTCCTGCGTTTTTCGAGATGACATTCAGCACGGTCCGCTGCCCTGATGCTGTTGCCATGTACTTGTCCAGCGTTTTCGGGTCGAGGACGTTGACGATGGAAATGCTTTGATCCTGCTTGGCATCTGTACCGGCAGACGCCCCCACCTGCCCACCATAAGCGAACCCCGGGCCAGCATAAGCAGGGCGCATAGCGGGTAACCGGACGCCCGAAAACAAGTCTCTGGGTATTAACCGCTGTCTCAATGCCTCCATGACACGGACACCATAGTGCCTTACGGTAGGCCGATCCATCATGTATTCGCCCGGGGTTGCCCTGATCGTCACATTGTCCGCACGAGCCCCCTCATCTGGACCACCTATCAGGCCACCGTAGGCGTAGCCCTGGGGTTTAGCGGACTTGATGGCGGCTACACGGGCCATGCCTCCAGCAATTGCGGCGGCGGCGGCCGCCGCTCCGAGTACAGGCCCAACATGGGGGATCGATGCCATGGAGCTATAGGCTTTTTGAGCGCTCTCATACGTGGAGATGATCGTTTCCGCTATTGCGAACGCCTGATACGCAGCAAACGCCTCTTTACTCTGGGAACCAAATGCCTGATAAAATTCCTGTAACGCAGAAGCTGTACTCCCAAACAAAGAACGTACGCTCTCCACCCGCGATTGAAAAACTTCCTTGGAATGGTCAGCAACTTTCTTATCCAAAGCCATCTCGGCCGCAGCCTGGAATTCTTGTAACTCGGATTTTGACGCGCCATACTCTTCTAGCATTTTCAGCTTTTCATCATACTCCGCCCGCGTTGCTTCCATTTCCAAGTCAAACAAGGCTTCGGAGTCATCCGTTCCTTCCATCTTTACGCCACGGATAAGGGACAAAATAGAATTTCCGTTCTCTTCATCCTTTTTCTCAAAGTCTTCCTCTTCTTCGTCCTTCTCACCATGTAAGGCTCGGAGTTCAGCACTCTTTTCGTAATACTTCTGCTCAAGGGCCAATCGCTGATCGAGTGTTCCCTTAAAATTATCAAGTTCGAGTGCAATTGATTGCATCTCGTCAGAAATTGACGCTTCTTTGAGTTCGTATTTGCGGTCAAGATACTCTTCCCACAATATTTCACGGTCGTCAAGAGCGTTATCTAAAATATCCAATTCTTCCTTAACCGCAGCCTTAGATCGTGCAAGAGAATTTTCTGCTGCAACGTCCTCGATCCGATCACGCGCCTCAACACCGGATTGATGCACTTCTCGCAATTGTGCTTGTTTCTGAATCTCCAAAGAAACAATCTTATTTTTGAGGGCAGCACGCTCTTCATATTCCTGTTGATTCTTGACAGGAATATACGCTCCCTTCTTGTCATAAGACATGGCCTGAAGCATTTCCCTGTTTGTCGCAATCTCTTTATCAAACTCGGCAGAAACAAGCTTGGAGCGTTCTTTCAAATAAGTGTCGAGAGAAACTACACCATCCTGATAACTCTGCTCAAGCATGTCCAATTCTAACTGAGACTTTTCCTTGAACAGTTCTAGCTCAGATATCATGTCAAACATGGGAGAAGAAGTCACCAAATCTTTGGGAACAATAACAGGCTTGCTCGCATCTTCCTGCAGTTTGGCTATTGCACCAGAGACATCTGTCAGTCCATTCCGAAGAATTTGTAAATGCTTGATAACATCCACCAATGCCTTCTTCGCATTTTTGGCATCGTCGGTGGCCGCCCCCATCCAATTCGTTTCCTTAGACTTCTGCTCAAGCGAGGCCCTGTAAGAAATAGCATACGCCAATGCCTTGCGTATCGCATCTCTCTGCGTCTCCAAATCGTCCAGGGTCTCCTCTCCAGTCAATTCAGGGGGCTCGTATGCAGCATAGTCCTTAAACTTGTTCATGTTCTTTTCAAGCGTTGTGTTCAAACGCTCCTGGGCGGTTGCAGCGGCATTCGCGGCGTCCCGCCATTCCCACAACGCCTTAATCGCACCATAAACCTTGCTTCCCGACCAAAGAACAACAATACCAAGCCCCGCATTCAATGCGATACCAAAAGCCGTTACAGAGCCCGCAACAGCCGTAATGGCAGCACCAAAAGCCCGAACAGCAGCAGTGGCCCCCGCTAATCGTGTACCAAATAGGGTAACCGTGCCCATTCCTGCGGCAAACAGTCGCATTAAACCACCAAACGCCAAAGTCAAAGACCCAATCACCGCCAACAGGCCGGCAAGCGACGCGGACAAAGCCAATAAAACAGACCCGGCCCCACCCGACGCCTCATTCAATTCCCGAAGAGACGACACCATAGAAGTCAGGCCAGACAATACAGCACGAACAGACGGGAGCAGGGGATCTGCAATAGACTGGCCAAGACCATCCAATGCAGAAGTCAACTTAAACAAGTCACCAGTCGTATCATCGAAACGAATCCCGGCCATCTCTTCGGCCGCACCCTTCGCACCGTCGATACTATGCGCAAACGATTTGACCTTATCTGCACCATCCACCAATTTGGTGGCAGCAGAAACAGCATACGAGCCAAATAAAGCCAGCGCGTCGTTGGCATCCATCCCCGCCTCGCGCAAATCGACAAAAATATCTGTGACATTACGCAGCTTCCCTTCTTCATCCAAAATCTCGACGTTGAGTCGCTTCAACGCCTGCTGGGCAGCTTCCGAGGGATCCAACAATTTGACCAGCATTCGCTTGATATTATTGCCAGCAATCGTTGAACGAAAACCAGCATTCGCCAAAACGCCCAACATGCTAGACAAATCAGAAATATCAACACCAAGAGAACTGGCAAACGGGCCGGCATACTTGAACGCCTCACCCAATTCACGAACATCGGTATTTGAATTGGAAGCTGTGTACGCCATGGCGTCATTGACAGAACTAAGCTTCTCAACAGCCAAACCCATTTGCGTCAATACGTTGGTGGCGATGTCGGCCGCTTCACCTAACTCAATCTCACCTGCAGCAGCCAATTCCAATGTACGAGGTAAAGCTTTCAAAGCGTCAGACGCATCCATCCCGGACAGGCCAAGATAATAAAGGGCCTGGGCCGCCTCTTCCGCCGTATATTGCGTCGTACGTCCCTGTTCTCGGGCAGCACTCGCCAAAACAGAATAAGCCGCACCCGCCCCCTTCATGGTGGCAGTGACTTTGGACATGGTATGTTCAAAGTCTGCGGCTTTCTTAATAGGAAAAACAGAAGCTGCTCCAAGAACAGCTCCTGTTTTAATCATTTGCTGGCCCGCTTGTACGGCCGCGTCACCTAACGCTTTGTAATGAATACGAGCGGCTTCCAAATTTGCAGACGTCTGCTTCAAGGCCCGCCCAAAATTATTCAGAACGCCAGATGCAGCATCCCGGGCACGTACAATAATCTCTAGGGTTCTGCTTGCGCTCATGAGATAAATTTACTCCAATCTTCATTGGTTGCATTCTGTGCTACACGAAATGCGGTTGCAAAAACACGAAGACGCTCATGTTCCAATGATGCATGCTCTTCCAATGCTATTGTATAGACGGAATACCCGTATTCCCATGCGTGGCTGTGGCCTGCTTCAATGAGACGGAAAAGGCCTGCGAAAAATCTGCAATCATCGACTTCTTGATCTGTGCGAGAAGATCCGCCATTCCCAGCCTTTTCCCTATCGAGAAAAAAGAGGCGTTTACCTCCTTAAACGTCTCATATACCGTCTCCAGTTCGCTCGGGGCCATTTCAACCATGTCGGAAAAAGCAATGTCAGTCACCCGGGGTAAAAACTCCGCAATGCGATCTACAAATCCCTCCAGGGAACAATCTTTCAATACGTCACCAAGCTCGATGATGTCAGTAATACGCAACTCCTTCATCGTAAATTCCTTGTCATCGATCTTAAAAACTTTATTCTTCCGCATACCTTGCCTCTTGTGTGCAATTGATTGCACTGCGGAGGCAGCAACCACCTACCCTCCTCCGCAGTGCATTGTCGGTTAATCGAAACGAACTACCTTGAAAATCGGGCAACTCGGGTGGTTCACGGCATCAGACAAAAATTCACCCTCGATGGGAAACGAAGATGCATCTTCACCTATAAATGCCACTTCCCCAGAAATAGTCAATGATGCCTTCCACACATCAATGATCATCTTCGGCCCAATATCAGGGTTGCCAACAAACCGAAGGTGACCCTGACAAGAGGAATTCGCCAACGCATTGATCGACTGCATATTCTTTTCAGGATAATCAAACGAAACTTTGACAGACGCGGCATCAATGGAACCAGAAGACATGACCATGAGCATACCGGCAGGAGCAGACAACCGATAATCCGTGCCCAAAACATAACGAGTCGTACCCTCGGAGTCCGTGACGACAACATCAGGCTCCTCATTTACGGCGACCAAAGAGGCAGAGCCGAAAGACGTCCCACCAGTAATTGCCTCGTTTGTCTCAAACGTGCCAGAAACATTGATCACATCCAAATAACCGCTACCAACGAAGGCAACCTCGCCTGTGGCGGAAGACGTTCCACCAGTAACCGTTTCACCAACAGAAAAAGGGCCGTCAGTCACCGAAGCATGAAACAACTTGGTGATAAATACACCCATCTTCCCAAGTTCAATATACTCATCATCAACAACCGATACGGTAACACCATCGCTGTTTCCGGCCGACTGAACCGTGGCAGAAACACCATCCCCCAAAAAAGCGATATTCAGGTTAGAGGACGAAAATTCTTCCAGCGTGATCGAAGATGTCGCAGTCTTCTGAATTACCTTGGACAAATCCTTCTCTTTGGTCCCAGACATACTGGAATAATGCTCGGTTTTCTCCAACGCAACATTGATCCCAAATGCGGGAGCGTTGCCGAGATGAACAAAATTGGACTCACCATCTTTCTTGAAGAACAACTCACCTTTGCCATACAAATAGTTTTCTACACTCGGAGATGCTAGCATAATCTGCTCCTATGGTCGAATAATTTTATCGACATACAAAATGTCAAACGTCACACCCTGCCCTGCAATAAGGACATCACCAAATTTTGGCTTCACAATCCGGGATGCCTGTACCTCAAGCATACGGCACAAACCTCCCATCCGCCCCTTGTCACACAATAACGCCCACCGGATCGCATCATACAAGGACCGCACCATGATTGATGCATCATCTTTATGAGCAACCCGTACCCAAAACTCAAGCAATAACTGAAAACGTCGCTGGTGAGAATGCCCGCCCGTGTGGTCAGGATCAACAACTATGTCCTCCATCTCAAACAAATGGACAGCAGGGTAATTATGACTAGGACTTTCAGGATTTCTGCGAACAACCGCAACAGAAAGCGGAAATCCAGCATCCTCCTTGATCCCCCACAATCGTCGAGTTATATCACGCAGGATACGCTCACGTATCCCGACTTCACTTGTCGGCACTGAAACCCTCCTCAATTCTGTCCAGAATCGAATCAAGCATTTTATCCAAATTCATGGCCGCAACACCCAAACCATACATCCCGCCTGGAGCCTGCTTGGAATAAATGCCATCATGCCCGTCCATCAAATCCTTGGCCCGCATGGTTCGCGGCCCCACCCCAGGATAATAACCACGATCAAGCGTGACCGCATACGGAGCAGTATTCTTAATTACAAAAGCACCCGAACCAAAAGGAGCGGGTGCTTGCCATTTATTCTTTGCTCGCTCGGAAGACGGCTTCGGCTCAATACCAACCGGAGTAGCCGCCTGCATGGTCTTTTTCAGGTACGCCGCCAGCTCAAAAATGCCCTTATTAACATCCTCGGGGGCATCGCCCAATCGCTGACGGATCCTTCCAAGCAAGGTCTCATCAACCTCAAACGCAAGCTCTTGCATAATGCCTACCGCTGCAGTTTGAACGTGAACAACACATCAAGGATGGGATCGGCTTCGATAATGGACAACTCTTCTCCACCAATGAGAATCGTATCATCCAAAACCCCGGCCAAAGTAAACTCTTCAGGGAACGAGGATTGATACGCAAACAACACAACTTCCCGCCGGGGAAAACTCGATTCTTCAGAACTCGTCAAAAACATGCCGTCTGCCAATAAAAGACAAACCAAATCGAACGAACGGGTCTGTGTTACATTTCGACCGGTGGCTTCATCGTAAGAGGTACCAGTAACCTGAACGTATGAACAATTTACCCGAAAAAGTGGATCATTGAACAACTTCGGGAGTACCGAAGACAAAGCACGGGTTATCGCCCCAGAAATCACCGGCATTATACCAAACTCCCACGCATTCTCTGCATGAACGGACGAAGATACATGGTCACCAAAGACAGTGCGTCAACCGAATCCCGAGTCAACAAACCCAACGAGCCACCGCCAGTAGCGGAAGACAATGCCACATCAATCTTCCCACCAATCGAAACCGATGTCACATTGACATCCCCGGGATCAAACGGATTCAAGGTCAACAAATGCGAATGAACTACCTGATACGCCAATTCACACTGTGCATTCTTAATAAATGTGGGAATTATCGGCAATGATGTAACACCTAACAATTCAGCAAAATCAGTAAGGGCCTCCCACGATACAAACGGAATCTCATCCTCCGCTTCCCCGGCAATATATAAAGCATCACGCGGATACAAACGGGGGAACGCCAACACCTGTGCTTGGGTCGCCACAACGCCACGAAACGCAGTCAGATTATCCAGAAACAAAACAGCGAGCCGTAGCCGAAGCTCCTGTGCCTCCTCTGTCAAAGATCCCCAATCATCACCAAAACCCTCCCGCGCGGCAATATAAGCTGCGGCCTCCTCAAGAGAAACGTAGCTGTCAGCGAGCGGGTCAGCGATACCAGTCACAAGAGGCATGGTAATTCTCCATCAGTGCAATCGATTGCACCGGATTACTGTTTGTCGTACCAGATCACCAGCAACTGATTGCCGGTTGTGGCCTGCGTCGCCGCTGTGATTTCATCGTCGGCCGTAATGGCAAAATCAGCCGTAAAATCAGACAACGTACCCTCGGCAAGACCGAGGACAAACTTCAGGGTATCTTCATCGGTAATACCAGTGACTGTGATCGCCGTGTCTGCGGCCGCACCATTCACCAATGCAAACGACAACCCCTGCAATTCAGCGGCAACAGCCTTAATATTTTCCAGATTGGCCCTCAGCGAATCGGGATCCTTGCCAGACAGGCAGGCACCACCCTCCCCGAAATTACCAGTCAACGTCTTGATAGTCGTCAATGCCATAAGCTTTTTCTCCTACAGATAAAGGCCTCCCAACCTTCAACAAGGCGGGAGGCCGTTGCAGACTACGCCGAAGTAATGCCGTTGATCAGAACACAAGCCTGCTCTTCCTCGATCTGAATCGCAACACGCATGGACAGAACAATGATCAGAACCTGGGAACGAATGTCCCGGTCAGTCTCGATCATGATGTCACGATACACACCCCACAACAGGTTCTTGGGATGGGTCAGCAGACCGTTGGTCGAAGGCATCAGGGTAGCAGGAACAACCGGCACACCGTATGCGTTCACCGGACGGTAATTCTGACTGGCATCGTCACCGAGAGCGGTCTGGCGATCTGCCAGGGTATCCCGGTATTCAGTTTCGTTGTTGTCATCGACATAAAAACGAAACTGATTGCGATTGCGGAAATACTTTTTGGGCAGTTCCTTGATCGCGTTCTTGAAAACATTCTTGCCGATAGGACCACCAGCATCAATCTGATTCGTGGTAACACGCTTCAGGATACCATCATGCAGAGCGAGAAACGGATCATCAGAAGTCGTATCACCCCGGATGAACATTTCTTCCAGGTCAACAGCGGCACGTTCCGCAATCAGGGTCATGATGGTGTTCTCTATCCCGCCCTTCTCGATATTGTCTTCCAGCGTTTCGTAATCAATATGGACCTCGGCCATGGTTTTCTTGGCCACCATCTCGATCTTGTCCGGCGTGGGAGCCGCACGCTTATCAGCATCCAGCGCATTGCCAGAGGCAGGGGCGGCATTCAGAATGCGGGAGGAGAAACCAAGCTTGGAAACTTCCCGGGTATGCGAGTTCATATTGACGCGACGAGCACCTTTCAGAATCGTATCCTGATCCTGCATCATTTTCAGAAAGGTCTTGACCTGCTCTTCCTGCAGATATCCACCGTTGTCGATCAGACCCTGAACGGTCATATCAGCCTTTTTAATGATATCCTTTACTGCGGGCTTTCCCATAATTTTTGTCCTCCTGAGACCTTTTTCTTATCCCAACTGTCCAAAAATACCGCGGAAGGTATCTGCACCGTTCGGGGTTTCGGATTTACGAACAACATGGCCATCATGTGCACCATCCACAACAATTGGAATGGACTTTTCAACCTTAACTACCTGATCCTGCAGACCCGCCATGCCCTCAGACAGGCCG